GCGAAGCCCCGGAGATTGAAGCCCTAAAACTGGGCTTGATCCAATCTGCAAAAGATCTTTCTGATACGGCAATACAGCTTCCAGAACAACAAATCGCAGCCTTGTCGGGCCTACAGACGCAGGCCCAAGCCGCCGCCCAACAGGCCGGTGGAATTGGCGGTTACCAGCCTCTGCTGACAACTGCCACGGGCACTTTAGGGACTGGACTGGGCACCCTGGCTCAAGCCCAAACTCCCATAACAGCAGCCCAACAGGCTATCGCGGGAACGGGTCAGCTTTTCGCCCCGACCGACCTGTCTGCTTACACCAACCCCTTTCAGCAACAGGTTATCGACACCACGCTTGCTGAAATAAACCGGCAGGGCGACCTTGCCCGAAACAAGCTTGCGGCTCAGGGCGTTGGAGCGGGAGCGTTCGGAGGTAGCCGTTTTGGCATACAAAGTGCTGAACTGGACCGCAACTTGGCTGACTCACGAGCGCGGGCACTGGCGCAGTTGAATGCACAAAATTACACCCAAGCCTTGCAGACTGCTCAGTCTGCATTTGAAAACCAGCAGCGACGGCAGCAGAATCAGTCCCAGCTATACGGTGGTATTGCCGGTCTCTACGGTTCTCTGGGACAGCAGCAAGCCGGTATCGGGGGACAGCAGGCAGCTATCGGGGGACAGCAGCTAGGTGCATCCCAGCTACAACAACAGGCTGGTCTGCGAGACCTGTCAACGTTGCAGTCACTGGGTCAGGAACAGCAGAGACAGCAACAGATGGAACTCGACGCTATTCGTTCCAATCAGCAACGACAGTTGTACGAACCGTACAGTCGGATAGCGTTCCTGTCGGATATTTACAAAGGTGCGCCTTCAACGCAGACAACTCTGGGGTCTCAAGTAACCCCGACTGCACCGACACCCTCCGCCTTCCAGCAAATCGCGGGCGTAGGAACAGGACTCCTTGGAACCGCAGCAGCCGCCAAGCAACTCGGCGGACTATTTTAATAAGGAAAGACAGATGGCCGGTGTATACGACAGAAAGATGTTCCGCGATGCGGCTCCCATGGCTGGGGGTGGGCTTATGATCAAGCTTCTTGAGCAATCAGGAGCAATACAGCCTGTTATGGAACAGCTTGGTATAACGAATTTGGCTGGAGCGGTGCCCGGTCCCAATATGGCTGCTTTGTTCATGCAGATGTATGGGCGAGCGCCCTCCCCGGAAGAACTACAGTCGTTCATGGCATCGAACCCCGTTAGAATGGCTGACGGTGGAGCCACCTTTCCGGATCTGAGCGGAGACGGCAAAATAACTCAAAAGGACATTCTCATGGGCCGTGGGGTGTCCATGGCCGACGGTGGCATGGTGCCTCCAATGGCCGAAGATATGCCCGTTATGACCCCCGATCAGGAAATGCAGATGGCGCAGGCAGCGCAATCGCTTCCTCCGGAGGTCCTCCAGATGGCGGGTAACGAGTTGCAGGCCGTGTCTGGTGAACTGGCGGATGAAGAAGTTGCCAGGGAAGTCAACGATGTTGTCGCGTCATCTCTGTACAACGTTGACATGGCGGGTGATTTTAAAGACCTGATGAACGTCGTTTGGGAGCAGGACGCGGACGTTGATTTTTATCGTGACAAACTTGCTCAGGTTGTTGGCCCGGAAGACGCGGCTAACACCCCCGTTTCGGTTTTGACCTTGGTGCAGCCTACGCTACAACTTGCCGAGGTAGACAAGGGCGTAGGTATGTTAATGCAGGAAGAGTTGGCCGAAATGGGCGACGCAGGTGGGGGTATCGCTGACCTTGGATCCGCAGGAGCGGTTGCCGACGGCATAGCCCGTGAGACGGGGGCCTTGGTTGACGCTGTAGGCAACATGGGCCAAGGTGCAGGGCAAGGGGGCATGGACCAGATGATGACAGAAGCCGTGATGCAAGGTGCAGGGCCCATGGGCCAAGGCATGGCCTAGAGGAGGCTTGAATGGCGCAACCCCCTAGAACTCCTACAGATCCGATTATACAGAGTTTCATCACACGCTTACGAAATCTGCGACAGGCTGGGAAACAGCCGGGTGGCATTTATGGTTTGATGCAGCCTGACATGGACGCTGTTCGTGCCCGAGAAGAGCAGTTGCGCGGATACCTAGGTGCTACGGATTACGGCAAACGACTGGAGGAAGCGCAAAATATGGCGCGTCTCCAAGCTGGTCTAGCATTGGCGCAGCGTGGTTTTGCTGCGGCAGGGGCTACCCCCAGGAAGGGCGAATCACCTTTTGCAACTGTATCAAGAGAGCTTCTGTCACCGGTAGCCGGGGATGTGGGGGCGGTTGCGACAAACCTTATGCAGCAGCGAGCAGCTTTGGACGCAGCAAAGGCGGCGGAAGGCCGTCAGTTAAGAGCGACGGCTTTGCAGCAAGTCACTTCGGAAGATGCAGAGCGTCGTAAGCTTGCGCTTGATTTAGCAGCTAAGGCCGCTAAAGATGGCAAGTTCAAGGACAACTTGGTTGTTGTCAACACAGAAACTAATAAACCCGTTTTAGATAACGACGAGAAGTTTATTCAAGTTTCTCTGAGAAACAATCGATTGTATCGATTAGGGTCTCAAGATGTTTTTACGCAACCTAAAAACACTAAACTTGTTCCGTTTAGTCAACTTGATAAGGCAAGCGCCAGTGTAACTGACGCAGATAAAAAAATAGAGGCTGACCGAAATTTGCTGTTTACCAGCATGAATCGTATACAAAGTCAGCAGTTGCAAGGACCCAACACGCCTTACAGCGCAACAAGTGCTTTGTATTTTGATTTGCCCGCTTACCAAAGGGGTGAGTTTGCTTTTAGATATATCCCTCCGGGAACCAATACTTTAGAAGCTGCCGCAAAATCAATCCCCATAACTAACAAACGACTTCAGCAGTATATAACAAAAAAAGTAAATAGCGCAGCCGATGCTACTTTGAAAGCTGATTTCGGGTCTGAAAATCAGGAGATCAAAGAGGCGCGTGTACAAAAGGCCGTTAGATCAATTCTAAATGAAACACCTCAAATGCTCTTTGGGGCGCAGAATATACCTGATATAGGGGTTAATGAAAGTGGCGAAACTATAGGTTATATTCCCACCGCTGCTGCTTTTAATCCAGCACTTCAGACAGAAGCAGTAAAGATGGCTGTTCGTACCTTAAAAGAAGACGCTGCTGCAAATCCAGAAATCACCTACAGCCCGGTAGCTTTCCCGCAAAGTCAAGAAGCACTTAATAAAACTCCAGGCCGCATAAAAGTTGCGATCAATCTTTTCCCGGATGTTTTTGGAGATCCAGAACCGGCGGGAACCGAGGCTTTTGACCCTAACGTGGTTCAAAGAAGAAGAGACATAGAGGCTGCTCTTGCTAATTCCACTTTGAGGATAGGGGCGTCGAATGACGACTACCGAAGAGTAATTTCTGAAGAAGCAAGAAAGATAGCCGACAAAAGAAATGTACAACAATCAAAAAAAGCGGCCTCTGATGCAAGAGATGAGTTTAGGACAAGGCTTGAGTTTCGTCGGTCTCTCCTCGATTTTAAAAATGCTGCTATTCAGGCAGGAAATGTAGAGGGCATTGTAACTGGTAGAATTGCCGCAGCCGCGTCAAGAATCGGACTTGACGAGTTTATTGCTGGGGACGGCGCAGAGGCTTGGAGAAGGCTGACGGCAGCGTCTGATAAACTTCAAAGGGGCCAGTCGCGCCGCGTAGGAAGAGAGTTTGGGGACACTCGTATAAGCAATTACGATGCCGCAGATTATAAAGGTCTTCTTGCAGATATAACAAAAGCTGGAAGATTCAACAGAACTTTGATTGAAAATGGATTAAGACTTGTAAACAGAGAGTTAGAGGGCTTTATGAGACTTGGCGGTCAAGTCGATTGGACAGAAGGAGAGTTAAGACAAGCCGCAGAAGCTGGGGTTGATTTTTCCAACCTTGAAACAAAGGAAAATTGGCACGGACACGGTTATTACGGAAAAAGCCGATTTTTCAGCACCCGACAAAAAGTTCCGTCTTTGTCTCAAAGTCAGATAAATGCCGTTAGAACGCAGGGTCAACTGAAAGACACCATGTTTGGTAATAAGTATATGGTTCCGGACGTGAACTATGGTACAGACGAGTTGCCTACTTACCAGAGGGCAAGAGCGGCCACAGATGATGAACCGGCAATCCCTGAAACTAGAGTTTTAGTCAAAGGGCCTCTTCAGCTTGAACAATATATGGAAAGTTTGGCCCAGAGATATGGAGTAAGCAAAGATGTAATTCGTGAAAGGATTGTTAGATCAATCATTTCGTTCAACCAATTCCGAGATACGAGTAGATAATGTCTGAGCCAATAAAAACACCGCACACAGGTATTACGGCAACCTATCTTGGACCCGGCGGGGCCAACGGCGTTGATCACCTCTATCGTCTTAAAAACGAGCAAAGTGGGGCGGAAGAGGACGTAACTATTTCTTACGGCCCCGAGGACGATCAAAATGAACAAGGAGAAAGGACCCCCGGTTTTAAGTCTTTGATGGGTGTTGATTTTGCAAGTCCGTCTGGTTCAGAACTAGCCTCAACGCTCGCCCCGGTTTTTAAGAGACTTCAGTACAAAGACCAACGGGGATTTATTGGCAGAGCCTTGGGTCCCGCTGTAAGGGCGGCTCCAGCGTACTTTGTGGCGGGTCCCTGGGATATAATGGGGCTGTTGTCTTATGTTCCGGATCCCGTCGAGCTTGCTGCTATGGGTTACGAAGCTGTGACCGGCGTCGATCCTTTGGGGATTGTCGAAAGGGGCAAAGAAAGAAGTAAAGCTCTTAGAGAAGACGTGGCAGAATATTACGGAACAGAGGCAACTCGAAAGCGGTTTGAAAGGAACCTTCGGGCCGCTGACAGGTACGCTCTAGATAACTGGGGATTTGCACCTTTTGAAGCCACGTTGGGAACCGATATGACGCCGGAAGCCCGTGGCATTTGGGAAAAAATGACAACCACAGGGTTAGAGTTTGCCGTTAGTGGCCCTACTATGATAGCGGGAGTAACTGTTCCAGCGAAAGTTTTACAGGAAGGCGCAAAATTTACTTTCGCCCGACTTGCCAAAGAATCTGCCAAAGAATTAGGAGAAGACGCTCTTAAACCGGAGAACATTCGTTCTTTGATAGATAAAGCCAACGATTACGTTAATCCACTCACCGCGACGGGAAGAGGAAACATACGTGGAGAGATGGGTTTTGGAGCAGCCGCTGGTGTTTCGACCGAAGCGGCTTTGTCGGCATTAGAAGAAGTAGACCCAGACGCAGCGGGATGGCTGAAAACAACGGTCGCCATTGGGTCCGGAATAGTTGGTCCGATTGCCGCTAGGGGCGCGTTCACTACTTTTCTTCAAGGGCCTATAATTCGCATAGGTACAAGGGTCATTGTGGATCCCCTGTTTAGACCCGGAAAGGCTGCCGCAAGATTCAGTCAGCAAGAAGGTCTTGGAAAAACTGCAAGGGATCGTGCGGGTGTCGCAAGTGTCGCAAGAATTTTAGAGGAGGCTGTTTTAGATGGGAGGCATGTAGATCAAGCCTCTGGTTTGGCTTTTACAACTCCCGAGCTTGCAAGAACCGAGGCCGGTATATTAAGAGCCGAAATTCAACTTAAAAGAGAACGGCTATCCGAAGAAACTGACGAAGCTGTAAGGTCACGTTTAGAAAAAGAAATTAAAGCGGACGAAGAGAACGTTGGATTTTTAAACAGAACAGCTAATTTTCACGAAAGCGTTCTTCAATCTGCTGCAAAAGATACAAATATATCCTCTGTCAACCGGTTTTTCCAAGAAGAGGCTGCTCGCTTAGTTGAGAGAAGAGACAAATTTTTCAACTACATTGAAAACACTTTTAAGAGATCTGTGGAAGATTTAAATTTTGGCGGAAGAGAAGGGGGCACCTTACAAGAACTTAATCTTGACTACGCGGCGGCTAAGAATCAGGGGGCTATTCCAGAATTTGAGTCTACCCGTCGCCGGTTGGTCATGGAAGGCGACCCCAAAGGCGTGGAAGCTTCCGAGCTTACGTGGCTAGATCCGCAAACCGCAAAACGTCTTGAGGTTGTTCGAGAAGACTTATCTTCTCAAATGGAGAAATCTTTTGGGGACGCCCAAACGGCTGCGGAAAATCGTGCCCAAATGTGGCTGGACTCTGTGGATTCGTATTTAGCGCAAAGGGGTTTGAGATCTGTAGATGATTTACCCGATGCAGAAAGAGCACTCGTCGGCGACATTGTTCGTGGAATTTATGACGATGCGTACCGAGAGTTCAGGGCTTTTGAGAAAGCAGCTTACCGACGAATAAACGGTTTAGACGACAAAGTTACAGACGACATTGTGTTCCCGGAGGGGTCAATTGATCCCGCGAATAATTCCGATATATCCGGTATGACCGTATCAGATTGGGCCACGTCGCGTTTAGAAAACCTTTCGCGAACAGAACGGTTCAACATCAGAGAGGTTCCAGTGGAGTTGGCCCAGCTAGCGGGTTCAAGGTCGGTCTTAGCCCAACTAAAACGCCAACGTGAAGAAGCGGTAGCCGAAGGACGAGCCAGCGCCGCACAGTCTCGCATCCCGGATCTAGAAGCCCAAAGAAACGATATACTAGCTAGGAAGACAGAGGCTGAGTCTCGTTTGGACGAACGGATAGAAACAGAACGGATAGACGCGGAAAGACTTACAAGGTCCCTTAATGAATATGTTCAGAATAGCCTAGCGAAACTAGACGACACCCAAAAACAAATTGTTCTTGAATTTTCGACCAGCCCCACTGTTCCTTGGGAGACCCTGACATTAAAAGAAGCGCGAGCCAGAGCGCCTGTTGGTTTGGAAGATGTCTTTGCACAAGTGGCAAAACAGAAAAAAGCCATAGCTACCCTGGGCGAAGGCGTGGCTTCTTCTAAGGCTGTCCGAGATTTAAGAAAAGAAGTTCTCGATCTTGGGAAAGAAGCCCAAGGTATTCAATTTGAAATAGACAAAATTACTAGAGACTTCTTAGGGGCCGGGGACGACGTTGTTATTGAACCCACTGGTCGTCTGACATCTAGAGACTCAGAGGGAGCCCTTATTGCTGGGGGTGTGTCTGCGAACGATGTAAGAGAAACAATTTCAAACGTCGCGGAAGCTGCGAGACGCGAAAGTTTTACTAACGGTAAAACTCCAAGATACCGAAGCTTACTGCAAGTAAGAGAAACCATCGAACAACTTCTCTCCCCTGAAACGTTCTCCACTTTGGACCCGGCTGCTCTAGCGTTCGCCCGAGAGGCTTCTCGTGTTAAACACAAAGTAGACGACGCACAGGGCGACATACTCGGGAAAGGCAAGGGGTCTGAGGTTAAAGTACCCGTAGAGCAAACTGCGGCAAAAGTGTTGCCCGAAGCTACTTCTCCTTTAGTTCGTGCTTCAAATCTGAGGGTTCTTACCGAAGCGACGGCTCCCCTCCCTGATTTTGTTTCCATAAGAAGAAACGATGACGGAAGCATTGTAACGGATGCGGAGGGAATTCCGGTTGCGGCAATAGACGAGAAGGCTTTGGACGGAAGCTCTCTTTTTGATCTTCCAGACTCTCCGTTTGAGATGGTTCGCATTGGAGAGGCTGGCACTCCGTTTGAAATCAGAATAAAACCTGATTTTCCAGTCAGCCCCAGATCTTTACAGGTTGCGGAAAGCATTTTGTTAGAACGACTGGCGCTAAGTTTCTCAGATGGCGTGGACACAAAAAGCCTAGACTCTTTTCGGAGCAGAAATAAAGAGGCTATTCAATTCCTTGAAAACAACGGGCGACCCGACATCCCGTCTTTGCTGACGGATGCTGACGGGCTTGCGGCCCAGTTAGATGCGTTAAAGGTTCTTCGTAATGATAAGACAAGAAGACAGCTTACGGAGCTAGTCAATAGCGGTCAGTTAGATCTCAAAGGTTTAAGTATTGATGATTATCTTGAGTACATAGGCCAAAGACGTTCACGTATTTCAGAAGAGAACGCCTTCTCCGAAGTTATAAATGCGGAGGCGGGGTACGGGGCTGAACTTCTTTTTGATCAAGTCATAAATCCCGGAAACAAGACACCCAAAAGCTCTCTAAACGAGTTTTTGTCTCTTGTTCGTGGAAACAGGCAAGCTGAAAAAGGACTGCAAGCTTCTATAATCGGGGAGCTTTTTAAACGATCACTTACACGAGATGATGCTCTTGGTAGACAAGTGCAAGACGTTTCTGCGGCTGCATTTGACCCGGTTAAGTTTCGGGAACTTATTTCAAATCCGCGTGTTAGAACTCTTATTCAAGAGGCTTTTCCAGACAACGCCGAATTGCTACCCGGTCTAGAAAAAATGGCTGCGGGCGCTTTTGAAACATCGAACTTTACCCGTGGCCGTGCAGGCAGCACCAGGATAGATCCTCAGTCTGCAATAAGTATGGAGGCGTGGAATAACCTTGGTCGGATAGCGGGTTTACAATTCGCGGAAAAGGTGAGCTTTGTAAATTCACTGGTTGCAGCCGGAGCGGGTAGCCGCATGTTCGGTAAAATTGGAAAAAACATAACCGGCAATAAAATAAAAGACATTTTAATCAATGCCGCTCTTGACCCGGAGATAGCCGTAGGTTTGACAAGGAAGACATCTCAAGCAGACGGGTTTTTTAGATCATTAGCAAGGGCAGCGATAGATACAGTCACGCTTCGTGGGTTACGTCCCGGTGCAGCGGGGCGCGTTCTTATGCGCGGAGAGGAAGAAGCTGACGAGGATGAGGCTGTAGGCGACCAAAGCTCCGTGGTCCCTGCTGCACCCCCCACGCGCCAAGTTTCGTCTGCCATGCCACCGCCAAGGGCTCCGGCTGCGGCGTCCACGCTCAGTCAGGTCAATCCTGTCGGACCACGGCCCACGGGCCAAGCGTCTCAGCAAACGCTGGCTAACCTGAGCCAACTGGGTATGCCGTTGTTCGCAGCTAGGGACGGCGGTTATGTTTCCAACAAACCGTCTGGGATCATGTCAATCAAGAAGAACAGGCAGATCGTAGGATGATGCTATCCAAACACTTTTCCCTGAGTGAGTTGACCAAATCGGACACGGCCATTCGCAAGGGTATAGATAACACCCCCAACGATCAGGAGGTCGAAAACCTGATCCTGCTATGCAACGAAATACTGGAACCAGTGCGTGAGCACTACGGCATTCCCTTTGCGCCCAACAGCGGGTTTCGTTGTCTGGATCTGAACCGGGCAATTGGGTCTTCCGACAAATCCCAGCATGTATCCGGCAAGGCGGTAGACTTTGAGATTTCGGGACTAGATAACAAAGAGGTCGCGCTCTGGGTTATGGAGAACTGCGACTTCGACCAGCTAATTCTTGAGTTCTACAAGGAAGGCGAACCCTCCAGCGGCTGGGTGCATTGCAGCTACGACGTAGACAAAGAGCACCGCAAATCAGCCCGTATCTTTGACGGTCGTACTTGGACCGCTCTAGCCTAACCCGTCCGACTCATGGGATGCTACAAGGATCGAATCGTATTCCTTTTGTAGTCCATGGATAACATCACTTAAGAAATCCAGATAATACACAAATTCCGAACTCGACCTTTCAGGGTCCTTTACGACCTGTTTCCACTCGTCCAGTTTCTTGCGAGTTGTAGGCGAAGGACGCGCTTCGCCCGCTTCGTCGTGCCAATTAAACGTGATACTTTCTGTCATCTTAACCACTCCCTAGCGTCCTCGCCCAGTATCGTGTCCGCGATCTTAATCTTGTTGCGAAGCGCATCGACAATCTTCTCGTCTATGGTTCCCGGAGAGATCAGGTCGATGTACGTCACCTTGTTCTCCTGCCCAATGCGGTGCGCCCGGTCTTCCGACTGAAGGCGCAACTCTAGGTCATAGCTGTTGCTGAAATAGACCACGGTGTTCGCAGCCGTCAGGGTCAGCCCGTACCCACCTGTTTTAGGGTGCCCCACAATGAAACGTAACTCCGATTGCCGATCTTGGAAGGATTCCACGATCTGTTGGCGATCCGAGTCAGGGGTTTCACCGTGGAGCGTAGCGACCGCTGGTACGCTGAAGCGGTCGCGCAGGGCCTCGGCTATGGAGCGAATGTCCTGCGTCCAGGTCGCCCATATTATTGCCTTACCCTGTATCTCGTCACAGATATCCATCAGTTCAGACTGGCGGTTGGATTTCAGGGGGTGAACTTCCCCGTCGTCATCCGTCAGGCTACCCAGACAAATCTGCTGAAGACGCATGATCTGCGTCAAAACATTCTGCGTGGTGGACAAGTCACCACTGTCCAACCTAGCCAACGCGAGATGCTTCATCTGCGTGTAAGCGTCCGACTGCTCTTTCGTAAGTTCGACCTCGCGCTTCATGTAAACCTTGTCGGGAAGGTCAAGGCAGTCCTCTTTCCGCACCCGGAAAGAGTGCTTATCCAGAGTGTCGGTCAGTTCGTTCAACCTTTGAAACCCGACAATATGATTGAACGAGTGAGAGCCCATCGTCCGCCGCTGAACGACGGCATAGCGGCCTTGGAAAGCGTAGTAGCTTTTGAAGCCAAGTATCTTAGGGCTGAGAAAATCCATCTGGCTGAACAGATCCATGGGCGACTTGGTAACCGGGGATCCTGTAAGAATACGCCGCATTACCGCACCACGGCCCACGGAGCATATGGTCTTTGTCCTTTTTGCCTGACGGTTCTTAATCGTCGTGGACTCGTCCACGGCCATCATGGAGTTAAACTTCTTGACGAAAAACTCCGCCACATCCGCGCCTTTTTTAGTGCTGAATGCCTCAACATTCATAAGAAGGAACTTCAGTTTGCTGCTGGGCTCTGACAGGTCCTTTAACTCTTTTCTTTTAGCCTTGGTAAGATTTGGCTTCCAAAGCACGACCTCGCGGTCTATACGATCCGGCAGATGCGTTTCAATCTCGCCCACCCAGTTTGCAATCACACCTTTCGGCGCAACGATCAAAGCAAAGTTGATTCGTTTCGATTCAAAATTTTGCCCAATTGTGTCGATGCAGACCTTCGTTTTGCCGGTGCCCATGTCCATCAGAAGCGCAAAATTCTCAGCCCCCGCGCTGGAATCAAAAGCCTCGCGCTGATGCCTGTAGGGCTCTGTTTGAAAAATAAAATCAGTCATCAAGATTTCTCTTGCATCCTCCGTTAAATACCCATATAAAGGCATCCGACGGTCAAGTCAACCGCCGATGAATGAAACAGGAGAAACGAATGAACGACTTACTCTCAGAGATGGCATCAGATGCCGGAGGAACGTCAGACAAGATTGACGAACTCAAGGACGATCAACTGGACTCGATTTCCAAGTTGGCTAATGAAGCAGCCTCCCTCGAATCAAAGATAGCTGAGACAGAGCAGATGCTCAAGGAGCATAAGCAGTCTTTGCATAAGATTACCGACGAGCAACTTCCCGAAGCGTTGGAGACCATGGGTCTTCAAAAGTTTACGCTGAAGGATGGCGCAGAGATTGCTGTTAAGCCGATATACGCCGCCAGCATTCCAAAGGACCGCAAAGAAGAGGCGTTCCAATGGCTGCGCGACCATGAGTTTGGTGATCTCGTCAAGAACAACGTGACCGTCACATTTGGTCGCGGTGAGGACGAGACGGCAAAAGAGTTTGTTGATCTCTGTGGATCACAAGGATTTACCCCCTCGCAGCTTGAAAAGGTTGAGCCGATGACGCTCAAAGCTTGGCTACGTGAGCGGGTAGAAGCGGGGGACCCCGTCCCGCTGGATTTATTCGGGGCTTTCATCTCTCAACGAGCAACGATTAAGAGGAGTAAATAACATGCCTTTAGAAGAATGGATGGCTTTGACGGCCACCTCCCAAGGACAGCTAGCCCGACATATCGGGTGTAGCCAGACAGCGATATCCCGGTATTTAAGCGGTCAGCGGATCCCACGGCCCGCTGTGATGCTGCTTATATATGATGTGTCGGACGGCGCGGTTTCGCCAGACGATCTTGTTCTGGGGCAAACTTTCAAAGGGAGCAAGTAGATGGCTACAGCAGTAGCGAAGAAGAACGGCAAGAACGCCGTTGCAAAAATGGACACCAACATGTTCGCCGCTGACGCGGGTGTTGGCGTCAATGATCTGGGTTCGGAGGATCTCGCGATCCCGTTCCTGAAAGTGTTGCAGAAGATGTCCGACGAGTTGGACGATCTCGACAACGCCAAGGCCGGTGACATCTATAACACCGTGACCAAGGAGGTTGTTAAGGGCGGCGACGGCGTTCTGGTTGTCAACTGCGCGTACAACTTGCAGTACATTGAGTGGGAGCCCCGAGGCTCCGGGACGGGTGCCCCGTTTGCCATTTACGGCGCGGGTGACACGATACCCAAGACCGAACGCGGCGACGACAACAAGGACTATGTCGTTGACGGCAACGGTCGTTACCTTGAGCGCACTGCCCAGCACTACGTACTCATTGTCGATGAGGACGGGATGACCCAGCAGGCGCTTCTGCCGATGAAGTCCACTCAGTTCAAAAAGAGCAAGCAGTGGAACTCAGCCATGCGTTCCCTGAAGATGAAGGACGCAAGTGGCAACCTGTTCACGCCGCCGAGGTTTAGCCACGTATGGCGGTTGGAAACCTTGCCAGAAGAGAACAAGAACGGTTCTTGGCACGGATGGCAAATCAGCAAGGACTCTCAAATTGAGGATCCGAACCTGTATATGGAAGCCAAGCTGTTTGCTGACAGCATTCAAGCCGGAAAGGTTAACGTGAAACATCAGAGGGAAGATGACTCCACCTCTGATGAAGACACGCCTTTCTGAGTGGGGGCGGGGGGAGGTCCGGGGCTTTAAGGGCCTCCCCCTATTTCTATGAAAAAAGAAATAGAACGCTTTGCGCGTCTCTTCCGAGGTTTGAACCGCGCTTACGGTGCAGTGAATCTTTCTGGCAAAGATCAGAACGGTAAGCAAAAGGGCAAATACAAGTTTGTCCACGAACCACGGACCAGCGCCACTTACGCATCTCACCTTAATGGAGAGGTGTCGATTGGCGTTGTGCCAATTAATGAAGACAACGTCTGCGTCTGGGGTGCGATAGACATCGATCAGTACCCGCTGGACCATACCGCGATAATAAAGAAGCTTGACGAACTGGACCTGCCCCTGGTGGTATGCCGAAGCAAATCGGGCGGCGCTCACCTGTACCTGTTTTTGCAAGATTTTGTTGACGCCGAGAAGCTGCAACTCAAGCTGAAGGAGGTGGCTTCCGAGATTGGTTTTGGCGGCTGCGAAATCTTCCCAAAACAGATAAAGCTGGTTCTGGAAAGAGGCGACAACGGAAACTTTCTGAACCTTCCCTACTTTAATCAGGAAAAGGGGCTGCGTTACGCAATCAAAGACGACGGCAGCGCCGCGACCCTTGAAGAGTTCCTGACATATGCCGAGGCCGCTGCAATTACCGAGGAGCAGCTTGACGGGCTCCTTACAAAAGAATCTTCAGACGTAGACCAGAAGCTGAAGGACGGCCCACCCTGCCTACAGGCGCTCTTACGTCAGGGCTTTCCCCAAGGCACACGGAACAACGGCCTATTTAACATAGGCGTATACCTGCGGAAGGCCCACCCGGATGACTGGGAAAAGAAGATCCTTGAATACAACCAGCAGATCATGGAACCGCCGCTGGACCTTAACGAGGTCAACATCGTCGCGGATCAGGTTAAGAAAAAAGACTACCAATACAAGTGCGCTGACCAGCCCATCTGCAACTTCTGTAACAAGGACCTGTGCCGGAGCCGAAAGCACGGCGTGGGGGGCGGCGCAAATACACCCAGTGTCGCCAACCTGAGAAAGTACGACAGTGAACCGCCTCTATGGTTTCTTGACGTGAACGGAAACCCCGTCGAACTGGACACCGAGGGCCTACAGAAGCAGCCGCGCTTCCAGATGCTCTGCATGGAGCAGATAAATTTTATGCCGCGCACCATGTCCAAGCAGGCATGGGAAACTTTAATAAACATGCTTCTGGGCACAATGCTGGATACAGAAGGTGCCGTCATCACGACATCCGACGACACGAGTCTGCGGGGTCAGTTCTACGACCTGCTGGAAGAGTTCTCGACGCACATGCAATCCGCCATGGACCGGGAAGAGATACTTCTTCGCCGCCCGTGGACCGATGAAGAAGAGGGGCGGACGTACTTCCGTCTGAAAGATTTTGAAGCGTTCCTAAAGCGCAGCAAATTCTTTGAATACAAATCAAACAAGATAGCCCAACGCCTGCGCGAGATAGACGGAAGGGCGGAGCAATTCAGAATTAAGGGCCGCACCGTGCGTTGCTGGTCCGTTCCAGCGTTCGCAAAAATAGAGGAGGCTTTCGAGAGCCGCTTCGCAGATGACGAGGACATACCTTTCTAATGAAGACCTACATCGACCATCCGACACCGTGGAAACAGATCCTCAAAGACCTTCGTATAGAAGCGGGGCTGACGCAAAAGCAGTTGGCGGCAAAGTCCTCCATGCCGCAGCGAACCATTGCTGAGTACGAGAACATGGGCAGCACCCGAGAGATATCGATCTACAAGGTCGAAAAAATCTTGGAGACGCTGGGTTACGAGATAGACCTGTTTCTAAAGGACGGGACCCGAGATAGTGTTTAGGTACTTCGGCCCCCCAGGAACAGGAAAGACAACCACGCTTCTTAATCAGGTTGACGAACTTCTGGCGGGCGGCATGTCCCCGAACGAAATAGGTTACTTTGCGTTTACACGAAAAGCGGCCCACGAAGCACGAGACCGGGCTGTCGCAAGGTTCAATCTCGACCCTGAAAAGGATTTCGTATACTTCCGCACCTTGCATAGTCTGGCCTTTCAGATGCTTGGCATGACCGGTTCGCAGGTTCTAGGCGACCGCAACCTAAGCGACTTCGGTAAAAAAACAGGCGTGGATTTGTCCAGCGGCGGCAGTGAGCACATCAGCGACGACGGCTTTGTTCTTTTAAAAAGCAACAACCCTGTAATGCGGGCCATCGACCTAGCGAGAAACTCCATGCAGGGTGCGCGACACGCCTACAACCATGTCGAATTAAGTATTCCGTTCTACGAGTTTGAGCACTTGTTCAAGGAGTACGAAAGGTTTAAACATAACAATGGCTTACGAGATTTCACCGATATGATGGTGGAGTTGTCTGAAAAACCGTCGGCGATACCGCGCCTGAAGGTTTGCTTTCTGGACGAGGCGCAGGACCTTACGCCGTTGCAGTGGAAGGTAGCCCACCTACTAAATGATAAAAGCGACCGGATGTTTGTAGCAGGAGACGACGACCAAGGGATTTACCGATGGGCTGGCGCAGACATCAACCACTTCGTTACGCTCGACGGTGGATCCGAGGTTCTATCGCAATCGTACAGGGTGCCGCGCAACGTACACACGGTTGCCAACAACGTTGTCCAACGAATTAGGTACCGGCAGAAAAAGTCTTGGCTACCGAGAACGGAGAGCGGTTCCGTGGAGCGCGTGTACGATCCAAGCACGGTAAGCTTCAACGGCGACAACTGGCTCATTCTGGCGCAAGCAAACTACATGCTTGACGAATTGGCTGACAGGTTGACTTCCAACGGTCAATACTTTGAGCGCAAGGGCCACGCATCACTTAAAAAAAACGTCCGCAACGCCATCAGCACTTGGAACCATATCCAGAGCAGCCCCGCGCACGAGATTTCTCATAAGGAAGCTGTCAACCTCTACGACTACATCTCGACGGGACAGGGCCGCCTCAAGCGCGGTGCCAAGAAGATGTTGTCCGGTGCCGACGAACAGGACCTTTTTACCGCGTCGGTGTTACGACAGCAGTTTGGTCTGGAAGCGACGGATGGAGAATGGGATACGGTCCTTGACCGCATCAGCGACGAGGACCGGGTATACGCATCGGCCCTGCTCAATCGCGGCGTTAATATATTTGAGAAGCCAAAGATTAAACTGTCCACGATCCACGGCGCAAAGGGCGGTGAGGCGGACAACGTCCTTCTTTATCTGGACCTGTCCACCAAGGCCCTGCACGAGATGGAGAAGAACCCCGACGACGCGCACAGGGTTCTCTATGTTGGGCTCACACGGGCCAAACAAAACCTAGTATTGAAAATGCCGGAAGACCCGCAGAGAGGATGGGCCATATGAGAGTTATACTTGAAAGTCCCTACGCCGATAACTTAGTCAACGGAGGTCAGTATCTTGCTTACGCGCGACAGTGCTTGTGGGATTCGCTGCTGCGCCGGGAGTCCCCTTTCGCGTCCCATCTCCTTTACACCCAGGTGCTAGACGACAAGATATCCGAACAGCGAAAGCTGGGAATGGATCTCGCGCTGGGCTGGTACGACGTGGCGGACATCTGCGCTGTTTACACCGACTACGGAATATCCGACGGAATGCGGCGGGGCATTGAGTACGCCGAAAGTATAGGTCTTGCAACTGAAGAGAGGAGTATCAAGGATGCCAGCCAAACAAGCTTTGGAGCGAGCTTTAGCGATAACGGGCGGTGACCGCGCAGAAAGCTATGGTTCAATGTGGGAGAACCACGAAAACATTGCCCGCCTCTGGAACGGCTACCTATACAACAAAAGCCACCTGACGGCAGAGGATGTAGCCAATCTGATGGAACTTCTGAAGATAGCGCGGCGCAAGCTGGGTAATTTTAACGAGGACGATTACACCGACGGCGCTGGATACGCAGGCGTTGCCCTTGAATGCCGAGAGGCCCAAGAAAATGAAGAGTAATCTTCGACGCCCGGTATGGGGCGTCAAGACAGAGTGGGTTCCCGTCGAAGAGCTTGTGCCTACCCCCAAAGGCATCACTGAAATCGCGATTGACTTGGAGACCAAAGATCCACGGCTCAAGACCCACGGGCCCGGTTGGCCCACCGGACACGGAGATGTAGTCGGTATTGCCGTTGCATACGAAGGTTTCAACGCATACCTGCCCATTGCCCACGAGGGTGGCGGCAACCTAGACCGTAATCTGGTTCTCAAATGGTTCGAGAAAGAGATAGCCAAGCACCCTGCCGATAAGATCTTCTACAACGCCGCCTACGACGTTGGTTGGATTGGCTGGCTGGGCATAGAACTGGAGGGCAAGATTATCGACGCCATGCTGGCGGCACCCCTGCTCAACGAAAACAGGTTCAGCTACAGCCTCAACTCTGTTTCCTACGACTATACCGGGCAGATGAAAAGCGAAGCGGCACTGCGAGAGGCGGCGCAGGAGTTTGGCGTGGACCCAAAGGGCGAAATGTACAAGCTGCCTGCCTGCTTTGTGGGTGAGTACGCAGAGGCCGACGCCAGACTGACGCTGGAACTTTGGCAGTTGTTCAAGAACGAATTGACAAAAGAAGACCTGTGGCAGGTGTTTAACCTTGAGTCCGAGGTGCTCCCGCTGTGCATCGCCATGACCCGACGTGGCATCCGGGTTGATCTGGATGCTGCCGAGCGTCTGAAGCAGGACATGCTGAAGGTCGTCAAGAAGCTTCTCTCTTCAGTCAAGAAAGAGACTGGGGTTAACGTGGAGCTATGGGCAGCGGCTTCAATCGCAAAGGTTTTTGACCACCTCGACATTCCATACGGGCGCACCAAGACTGGGTTGCCAAGCTTTACAAAGAACTTCCTGTCCCAGCATGAGCACCCGATTGCTCAAAAAATTGCCGAGGCGCGAGAGTACGACAAGATCGGTAACACCTTCCTGTCGAGCATCTTCCGCTACACCGACAATGGACGCATCCACGGGCATATCAACCAGTTACGCAGCGAGGGCGGCGGCACAGTGTCGGGCCGTATCAGCATGTCAAACCCGAACCTTCAGCAGATCCCAGCGCGTAATCCCGAGATGGCGCAGAAGATACGCGGCCTGTTCCTGCCTGAAGAGGGGGAGAAGTGGGCGTCAATGGACTTTGACCAGCAAGAACCACGCATACTGGTCCACTTTGCGAGCCTCACGAACCGGGGCCTTTCAGGGTCCGATGCCTTCGTAGATGCATACCGGGACAAGGAAGACACCGACTTCCACCAGATGGTTGCCGACATTGCCAATATCCCGCGCAAGCAGGCAAAGACCATCAACCTGGGTATCATGTACGGCATGGGTCAAACACGGTTGGCAGAGCAACTTGACGTGACAACGGACGAGGCTAAACGGCTCATGCGCCAGTACCACGAAGATGTTCCGTTCGTTAAAGAACTCATGGACGCCGTGCAGCGTAAAGTATCGCACCGGGACAAGGGAGGGTTTGTCAGGTCTCTTCTGGGACGCAAGTGCCGCTTCGACCTGTGGGAGCCCAATGCTTTTCTTTCGGCCAAGGCGCTTCCAAAAGAAGAGGCACACCTTGAATACGGCGACAACATTAAACGTGCGTATACATACAAGGCGTTGAACCGCCTGATCCAGTCCAGCGCGGCGGACCAGACCAAGGCCAGCATGGCTGCGGTTTACAAAGACACCGGCAAGATCCCTCTCGTGCAGATACATGACGAACTGGCGTTCTCTGTTGCTGACCAAGATGAAGCCGAGAACCTCTGCCATATCATGGAAAGCGCCGTAGAACTGGAGGTTCCGACGCCTAGCGATATTTCGCTAGGGGACGACTGGGGCAACTTGACTAAGGTAGACAAATCCCATAACTTCTCAGAAGAAAGGAACTAAGTTATGGACCCGAAGAAGTGGAAGAGCGTCGTTGTCCCGCTGGACACCTACGGCGTGTTGAAAAGCATGGCGAAGAAAGAGCACCGGACGATTTCCGGGCAGCTTACGCACGTCATCCAGAAATGGATTGAAGCCGAACCCGATACGGCAAAGGGGGGCGACAAGTGACCGCTGTTTTTGCTCTCGCCTGTTTCTATACCGTCGGCCTTATCCTCACCTCCCTGTAATGGGCAAGCGTTCCAATTTTGAGAGGAACGAACGAGACTTTTATCCTACGCCCGTCAGCGCGGTGGAGCCCCTCATACCGCATCTTCCCGAACGCTTTACATATATAGAGCCCTGCTCGGGTGACGGAGCCTTAATCCGGGCTCTGTCCAGCTTTGAGGGCGTGACCCACGGCAGAGAGTTCTGTCCTATCCTAGAGTACGCGAGCGACATCTCGCCCTCT